TTGTTGCAACAACTTTCCTCATGTAATTTATATTGCTGGTAACCACGAGCATTATCATTACGATTTTAAATATACAATTTCTCATTTGAAGAAAATGTTAAAGTATTTGCCTAACTTGCAAATCTTGGATAAAGAAGTGTGGACATTACACGATGAAGTTACATTCATTGGTGGTACATTGTGGACTGATATGAATAAGGAAGATCCTTTGACATTGTTCCATGTTCAACAAAGAATGAATGACTTCCGTTGTGTAGATAATTCTAATCGTATGGTATCTCGCAAAGTTCCAATCTACGAAGAAAATCCGTTATACACAGAAGATGGTAAAAACGGACCAAAATACACACAAGATGAAAAAGGTTTTCATAAGCAAATTGGTTTCAAACACAAAGAAAGCCCTTCTCGTTTTTGTCCTGAAGATGCGGTTGTAGACCATCGTAAGATGTTAGATTACATTAAAACTGTAACAGAAGGTCAACATAGCAGGAAGTTTGTTGTGGTTGGCCATCATACACCAAGTCCTTTTAGTGTGCATCCAAAATATGCACATGATACTTTGATGAATGGTGCATATCATTCAGATTTGATGGACTTTATTTTAGATAGGCCACAGATTAAACTCTGGACTCATGGACATACACATGAAGAATTTGATTACATGGTTGGCAGTACCAGAGTAGTTTGCAACCCTCGTGGTTATGCTGACTACGAAACGATTGCTGATAATTTTAAACTGAAGTATTGGGAGATATAATGGTAAAAACAAACGGAACTTTTAAGTTGAGCAAAACAACTAAACGCAGAATGGCAACTATGGTCAATGCTGACGATAGAAACCAATACAGGCGTATGATGATTGATGCTGAAGTAGCCGAAATCAAAGCTAAGTTAGCAAAGATTAAAACCAATAAGAATGAAGCCAAAGTTTCTTAATGCTCATATGAAGGCGGCTGAGGTTTACTCTCAGCTGTCCTCTGCAAAAAGATTACAAGTTGGTTGTGTTGTTGTAAAAGATAATACAATCATTGGTATTGGTTACAATGGTATGCCAAGTGGTTGGGATAATGATTGTGAGAAAAGGTCTTACATCAATATTGATCCTAAATGGCAATACTTAGATGAAGATGGCTCTACCTATTCATTAGTAACAAGGCCAGAAGTGCTTCATGCTGAAAGTAACTCTTTAGCAAAGATTGCTCGTAGTACCAATTCTAGTGAAGGTGCCTCGTTGTTTGTAACTCACGCACCTTGCCTTGATTGTGCTAAGTTGATGTATCAAGCTGGCATCAATAGTGTATATTATCGCAATTCATACCGAGATAATTCTGGTGTGGATTTTTTAAAAGAATGTAACATTGAAGTAGAACAGATATGAAAACCCATACAAGCAAAGTTTTGGAGATTTGTGAGAATGGTGATGCTATCATCGAATTGCCTGATGACCTTATGGAAGAAATGGGTTGGAAAGTAGGCGATGTTTTAAGATATGAACTAAAAGATGAAAAAGTCTTTATTAAGAACATAAGTATAAATGATACAGATAAACATGGACAACAAGGAACTGATTCGGTTCCTAAACAGGATTAAGGTTAGATTACCTTATACAAATACTCAGCTAAGAGCTGAGATTGAAGCATTGATAGAACGATTGAAAATAGGACAGTAATTATGTTAGTATTACCTGATGAAATGGTTGGTCGTCCAATAGGATTTACTTGTTCGACTTTTGACTTGTTACACGCTGGGCATATTCTTATGCTTGCAGAGTGTAAGCAATTAGTGGATTATTTAATTGTTGGTATACAAACAGACCCAACAATTGACCGACCAGAAGTCAAAAACAAACCAGTCCAATCCATTGTTGAACGCTATGTTCAATTAACAGCTGTAAAATTCGTAGATGAAATCATTGTCTATGATACAGAAAAAGACCTAGAAGATTTGCTTATGTTCTTGCCTATTACTATGCGTATATGTGGTGAAGAATATAAAGAAAGGCATTTGACAGGTCGTGATATCTGTGATAGTCGTGGTATTAAAACATACTACAACTCTCGCACTCATCGGTTTAGTTCTTCCGAGTTAAGACAAAGAACTTATCAATCTGAATTAAGTAAGGTAACAAAATGAATATTCGTGAGGTAGCGAAGAAATTGGCAATTGACAACAAATTGCCCCGTGCAGACAAGTATGACTTGTTTCTCCGTGAGTTCGACAATATGGTTGAGCTTGTTGGTTTTATTCAAGACCCAACCGCTGACATGAACGACTATCGTGGTCGTGAGATGTTATTTCCAAAACGCTGGGTAACACTAGCAGTATTTCATCCAAGTGAGAAAGTAAATGTATAGAGTATTTTTTTACCTCAATGGTAGTTCAGCTGTTGCTGCTAGGGAGTTTCCCGAGCTCAAAGAAGCTACTGAATTTGCCAATAACCAACCAATTAATTCAATTTTAGAAATTAAACATTATGCCGATAAAACTAGTGACCTTCAAGACTAACCACACCATTATGGGTGATGTTACAGAATCACCAGTAGATTCTAATATTATGGTAAAACAACCGGTACAAGTTGTATCTGTGCCACCTCGGTCAGCAACGGATCCAGGTAGTGTTGCGTTTTCACCATTCTTAGAATATGCGGACGAATTCAAAACAGGATTCAAAATCCATAGTTCTGACATTTTAATTATTTCAACACCTGTAAGAGAATTAGAGAATCAATACAATCAAATTTTCGGTAGTGGTATTCAAATTGCCTCAGCCATTCCTAAAATCTGATATAATGTATGAATGACTAATTACTACACTAATGTTGCCTCAGTAGGCAACAACATTCTCTATCGTGGTATTAAGAACGGCAGGCGAGTTAAACTGAAAATCGGTTACTCGCCTACTTTGTTTTTGCCTTCAAAGAAACCAACTCAATTCAAATCGCTTGAAGGTGAATATCTTGAACCAATGAAGTTCGAAAACATCCGTGAGGCTCGTGATTTCGTTAAGAGATATGAAGAAGTATCCAATTTCAAAATCTATGGTCAAACTCGTTATGAATATGCCTTCATCGCTGATGAGAACAAAGGCATGGTTGACTGGAACATGGATGATATCTCTGTTGCCATTTGTGATATCGAAGTTGGTTCAGAGAATGGTTTTCCTGACCCATATCAAGCAAACGAACCAATCACCGCAATCTGTGTCACCTTTTTAAAAGGTGCAACAACTGTATTTGGTTGTGGTGACTATGTTGTTCAAGGTGATGAAACATACATCAAGTGTTCTGATGAAACAGAATTGTGTAAAAGATTCTTGGCCTTCTGGCAAGAAAATTATCCTGATGTGTTGTCTGGTTGGAATACAAAGTTCTTTGATATACCATATCTTGTAAATCGTTTTCGTAGAATTCTTGGCGAAGAAGAAACTAAGAAGTTATCTCCATGGAATATGATTGGTGAACGCAAGGCTGTTGTAAACAACCGTGAGTTGATTGCATATGATATGGTCGGTGTATCATCACTAGACTACATCGAACTATACAGATGGTATGCGCCAGGTGGCAAATCACAAGAATCATATAAACTAGATAACATCGCCAATGTGGAACTCGGTGACAGTAAATTATCGTATGATGAGTTTGATAACTTACACGCATTGTACCGTGAAAACTTCCAAAAGTTTATTGAGTATAACATCAAAGACGTTGACCTCATTGTGCGAATGGAAGAAAAGTTAAAACTAATCGAACTTGGTTTGACTTTGGCATTTGATACAAAGACCAACTTTGAAGATATCTTTGCACAAACTCGTATGTGGGATTCAATGACATATGCTTATCTGTTAGAGAAAGGCATTGTTGTTCCACCTAAAGTTGTGCAGAACAAAACATCGGCATTCGAAGGCGCCTATGTTAAAGACCCACAAGTTGGCCAACATAAATGGGTTGCTTCGTTTGACTTAAACAGTCTGTATCCGCATTTGATGATGCAATACAATATTTCACCTGAAACATTGGTTCAAACAGAAGATTACACCGATGAAATGCGTAACATTATTATGAAAGGTGTTTCTGTTGAGAAGATGCTAGATAGAGGTGTTGACTTATCTAATCTGCAAGGTGCAACTATCACACCTAATGGCCAATTCTTCCGAACAGATAAGAAAGGCTTCTTCCCTCAAATGTTGGAAGATATGTATATTGACCGAAGTAAGTTTAAGAAGTTGATGTTGAAGGCCAAACAAGACTATGAAAATGAATCTGACCCAATTAAACGCAAAGAGATTAAGAACCTTGTTTCTCGTTATGACAATCTACAACTAGCAAAGAAAGTTTCTCTAAACTCCGCTTACGGCGCTCTTGGTTCACAATACTTCCGTTTCTATGACCTGCGACAGGCACTTGCAGTTACTACTGCTGGTCAATTATCTATTCGTTGGATTGAAGCAAAGATTAATTCTTGGATGAATAAGATTCTGAATACAACAGGCAAAGACTATGTTATTGCTTCTGATACAGATTCGATTTATCTCCGTATGGGTGAGTTGGTTGATAAGTTTATTAAAGACCAATCAGACAAACAAAAAGTAATCTCACTCATGGATAAAATCTGTGAAGAAAAGCTTCAACCATTCATCGATGAATCGTATGATGAGTTGGCACAATATGTTCATGCCTATGCTCAGAAGATGGTAATGAAGCGTGAAGGTCTTTCTGACAAAGGTATTTGGACTGCCAAGAAACGATACATTCTTAATGTGTATAACAACGAAGGTGTGCAGTATAAACAACCACAAATGAAAGTGATGGGTCTTGAAATGGTCAAGTCATCTACACCGAGTGCTATTCGGCAGAAGATGAAAGAATCAATTAAGATTATGTTGCAAGGCACAGAAGATGATATTCACAACTTTATTGCTGAGTTCAAGGCTGAGTTCAACTCATTACCGCCAGAAGAAATTAGTTTCCCTCGTGGTCTAAATGGTCTGAAAGAATATTCTGATAGAGTTACCATGTATAAAAAAGGCACACCGATTCATGTCAAAGGTGCTATCCTATATAATCATTACCTGCAACAATTAGGTTTAACTAAACAATACCCATTGATTCAAAATGGCGAGAAGTTGAAGTTTACTTATTTAAAACAACCAAATCCATTTAAAGATATGGTCATATCGTATCCAGTTCGGTTGCCAAAAGAGTTCGGCATCCATGAGTTCATTGATTACGATATGCAATTCAACAAAGCTTTCTTAGAACCAATCAAAGTGATTTTAGATTGTATGGGTTGGACTACTGAGAAATCTTCTTCACTAGAGGACTTTTTCGGATGATACAAGCATTATTTCCGTTTATTACCGCAATAGCCTTATCAGCGATAGCAGCGTTTTATTCGGTGATAGGACTTGCACAAATATTTCCTGGCTCATTTTGGCCAATCATACTAATGGGTTCAATTCTTGAGCTTGCAAAGTTAGTAACAGTATCTTGGCTATATAACAATTGGGAAGAAACCAATCGCTTGATGAAATATTATTTTTCAATAGCAATTATTCTTTTAATGGCAATTACAAGTATGGGTATTTTTGGTTACCTATCAAGAGCTCATATTGAATCTAATGTGGTTGTTGGTGCTAATACAGTTCAACTAAAGACCATTGAAACACAAGAGAAGATTGCTAAAGAAAGATTAGATTATCTACTAGCAAGAGCAAAAGACCCATCTACTGCTAGTAATAAACTAGACAAACAAATCCAAGAAACGCAGGCGGATTTAACTAGGTTAACCAAAGAAAAGTTGCCTTTAATGGCAGAAGAAAATAAGTTGACGGCAGAGATTGGTCCAATTAAGTATATCGCCGAGATTTTCTATGACAGAGAAGATACCGGCTTCATAGATAAAGCTGTAAGATTAGTTATCTTCACCATCATTATAGTATTCGACCCACTTGCTGTGCTTCTATTGATTGCCTCTAATCAAACCTACAAAAGAATAAAAGCGGCAGAACTGGTACCAATTGAACCTTTTAAGAAAAAGGCAAAGAAGAAAAAAGTGGTTGACAATGACACCACTAATAGTTTAGAATCCTTTTATGTAGATGGCGAAATGCATGAAATGATACCGAAAAACAAAATAACAACCCTTGACGGAGGCTCCTTTTAATATGAGTTTAATGGATAAAATTAAAAAGAATTCAACGATTAAAGATAGTGCGATTCTATCCAAATCTAAATTCTTTACAGATAAAGATATGGTACCAACTGATGTGCCCATGATTAATGTGGCACTTAGTGGTAAGTTAGACGGCGGAATTATTCCTGGTCTAACAATGTGGGCTGGTCCGTCTAAACACTTTAAGACTGCCTTCTCATTATTGATGGCAAAAGCTTACATGGACAAATATCCAGAGGCCGTATTGTTGTTCTATGATTCAGAATTCGGAACACCTATCAAGTATTTCGAAACTTTTGGCATCGACATGGAGAGAGTCCTGCATACGCCATTGACTGATATTGAACAGTTGAAGTTTGACATTATGCAACAGTTACAAGATGTAAATCGTGGTGATAAGCTAATGATTATCCTTGATTCAATCGGTAACTTGGCAAGTAAGAAAGAAGTTGATGATGCTCTTGACGGCAAATCAGTTGCCGATATGAGCCGTGCTAAACAAGTTAAGAGTTTGTTCCGTATGGTAACACCACACTTAAACCTTAAAGATATTTCAATGGTAGTTGTGAATCATACTTACAAAGAAATTGGTATGTTCCCTAAAGATATTGTTGGTGGTGGCACAGGTTCTTATTACTCAGCTGACAACATCTTTATTCTTGGCCGTCAACAAGAAAAGACTGGCACAGAAGTTACTGGTTACAACTTCATCATCAATGTGGAGAAATCTCGTTACACTAAAGAGAAATCAAAGATTCCAATTGCAGTATCATTTGATGGTGGTATTCAAAAGTATTCTGGTATCGTTGATATTGCCATTGAAGGTGGCTTTGTATCTAAACCAAGTCCAGGCTGGTATGCAAAGATTGATTTGGATACTGGTGAAGTCCTTGACAAAGTTCGCTTTGATGCTACACAGACAGATGAGTTTATGTTACCTCTATTGAAGTCTGCAAAGTTCAAAGAATATGTAAATCAAAAATATGGAATAGCTTATGGAAACATTATGGGAGAAAGTAACCCAATTCTTTTACAAGAAGAAGAAGATGCCGCTTGAAGGTGAAGATTACAGATTTATAGACTTTACTGATTCAGAATTAACCGGCATACAAATCATTAAAGGTGAGTATGCTGGTGTAGTTTACCATTATGGTAAAGTCCGTGTCAAAGAGCAAGGTGAAATGGGAGTGTTAGAATTCGGTTATACTACTGTTAATCCTGGTAAACACGACATAGACGCCTTGCAAAATGATGATGAATTTGTTACAATCATGGGTGATATCCTTACTGAAATATTAACAAGACAGGCAAATGAAACGATTAGAAAAGACGATACTGAAGAATTTGATATACAATGAAGAATATGCTCGTAAGGTTATTCCATTCATTCGACCAGATTATTTCTCAGATGTAAACGAAAAGAATAT